ACCACTGCCGCCGCCAATAACCGTAACTTCCAACCATTTCACCCCTGCGGGCGTCGTGTAGGTCTGGCTGGTGCCGCTGGTGAATACCTGCGTCGTCGGCGGGATGGCCGACGAGTTGAGAGCGGTCCCGGAGAATGCGAGCCCCGTTCCAAGTGAGATTTCAGACGGAGCAGCCGCGCCGCCGGTCGGGTTGCCGAGCAAGCGCGCAGCCGTAACGTTTTGGATCTTGGCATAGGTGACAGCGCTGGACGGGATCGAGGCCGAGACGATCGGATAGAAGCCCTTGAGCCGGAACGTGCTGCCGCTGTTGTAATAGACAGCAGTGTGAACGGCGCCAGTAATCATGGTCGCCGCCGGAACTGGCGTCGTGCCGCTCGACGTATCGATGATGAGAGGAACGGCGCCGAGGCCATCGACGTTCAGCGTAGCACTTGCACCATTGGTCGTGTGAACCGTGAAGGACAGCTCTTTGCCATCCATGTGCGCGAGTGTATCGAATACCTCGTTGGTCGTCAGCGTGTAGGCGGTTGAAGTGCCGGCAGTGAGGAGAATGCCCGACGTATCGTCCCGATACGCCGCCGTCGATGCCATCATGGCTCGTGCGGAGTCGTTGACGCTGGACGGGCTTTGGCCTTCCGCCCAATTGACCGTGGGATCAGCGGTAGCATTCGACGCGGCAGTTTTCGACCAAAGATAGAACGGCAGAGCCATAGATCAGCCTTTCGCAAAGAAGGGAGCCCGCTGCTGCAAGCTATTGCGCAGTGCGGTCAGGTTGACGGGACGCCTTTGGGCGAACTGGATGGGAGGGGCCTGCATGGCCTGCTCGGCGGGGATCTGAGCGAAATAGGGCGGGTCGGCCGGGGCTGCCTGTTGGGGCGCCTGCTGCGGGAAGATCGGAGCCATGAGGCCGCCAGAGGTGCCGGGAAGTAGCCCCCCCGAGGTGGGGGTACTCGTTCCGCCAGTACCCTGCGCCAGAAGGCCGTTTGCCGGGGCTGCGGGACTCGCTGGTGCGGGTTGGGGTTGTCCATGTGGTTGTGCGGCCTGAGGCTGGCCACCGAACCAGGCCGCCTCCTTCTGCCGCCGAGCCACCAGCCCATCGTTAACCTCTCCCCCGGCCTTGTTGTACTGGAGAAAGATGTTCTTGGCGGCGTCGTAGTCCCCCGACTTGACCGCCTGACCGAGGCCGGATTGCTGCCAGCCAGGTCCTGCGTTATATGTCAGAGATGTTAGAGCGGCCCGAACACCGGGAGGAAGGTTCGGGGCGAAGGCATCGACACTAGAGGCGGCCTTGCCTACTTCATCCTGAAACCGCTGTTCGTAAACGCCCTTCAGTTGGTCGGCCGGGATATTCTCGTCGCCGGCCTGCGCCTTGGTGCCGTAGCCGGAACTGTATTGCTTGTAATCCCAGCTTGCGTTCGGGGTGTATCCCTCGAAGTTTTTTATGGCATCAAGATAGGATTGGTCTAAGGCCATGTGGTGGTATTGCCTTCAAGGTCTGATCATGTTCGCGGTGATGGCGACCAATATTCACTATCATTGGACGCCGAACGGGCTGATACCCGCCCTATTGGGCTACGGGCTGGCCTACGGGCTGACTTATCTGCTGACGCAGTGGCGGCGCAGCGATGGCTAAGGATTGCAACAGGCGCTGTGTCTTGGTCGGCAACTGAGCAACAACATGAGGCGGCAATTGCGCCGCAACCTGCTGGGCCAGCGGAGACCGCGACCTCACCAGAGAGTCCAGCGTCTTGATCGCGCTCTTGGTGGACATATCGCCGATTTTCTTGGCGAGATAACCGGCCGCCGGAAGAGCAATGGCGCCCACGGGGCCGGCCGCGCCATAGCCAGCGCCAGCGCTGAGCGCGCCGGATACACTGCCGGTCGGGGCAAGCTTACCCACATAGCGGGCTGCATTGCCAACCGGCGTTCCGCGCGCAACCTGGTTCATGGCGTCGATTTCAGGCTGATTGAAACCGAGCCGCTGCGCCTTCGGGACGATGTCGTTGTTGACGGGGCGGACAAGCTGCTTGATGGCCTGACGAAGCGCGTTGTCTTCGTTCGCGCCTGATCCTGCGGTCGCGGCATTGAGATCGCCCAACGCTGCCTTGCCCATGACCGTGTTGGAGCGCTTGCCGGCGGCATAGTTTCCGACCGCGTCCTGCATCGTCTTGCTGTAGGACGCCGCGTCGCCTGCGATCACGTCCGCTGCTGTCAAGCCCTTCTGGCTGTTGACCAGCGTTTCGAGGGCCTTCCGTGCTGCTTCACGAATGGGCGCATCCGGGCTCATCTTCAGATTCGTGAGCTGCTTGCGGATCAGCTCGACGTCGTTCATGGGAACGGCAGTCGGGGGCAGGCCGGGAGCCGACTGGCCCAACGCCTCCAGCCGATCGACGGCCTTGAACACCGGAGCCTGTCCTTCGGGATCGAAGCCCCTCAGGGAGGACCGGATATCCGCCGCCGTGTTGCTGGTGAAGTCCGGCTTAACGACCAGGTTCATGTCCTCGGCGGACTTGAATTGGCCCTTTGCCGTCGAGAGCAAATCCTGTGCGCTGGGGACGGCGCTCGCGGCCTTCCGTGCGGCCACCAGTTCATCGAACTTTCGAGCCGCAGAGCTCGCACCGCCAGCGCCAACAAGCGCGCCAGCAACCTCACCATAAGGACCGGCAACCTCCCTGCCGATCTCGCTTCCGATGACCGGCGCCGCAACCCGAGTAGCCAGTTTCAGCGCGAGACCTTCAGGACCGCCGATCAGACCGGGAGCAAAGTCAGCGGCTTTCTGCAAAAATTGGCCGGGCAGACGCTGAGACTGATAATCTGAGCCAAGCGATTGACGAATGGCCTCTGAACCATATTCGGAGCGTGGCGTCAGGTTGTCGCCCAAGGCCCGCAAGCCGAGATGATAGAGATCGCCCGGCAAGCCGAGAGCGCTCGCCACCATACGGCCTGGAACGGTTGTTGCCGCCTTCGCAAGATCCTCGCCGATGCCAACACTCGGCGAGGTTTCCTTGGCTGGCGCCTTGTAGTTATCCCACGGCCCCGCTTCGGCTGCGGAATACATCTCCCAAGGGCCTTCCATTACTGCACGCGCTCCCAGCTATTGCGATCAGCGGGATTGCCGCCCTTGAAGCGGTAACCCTGCTGGACGGCGCCCACTTGCGGGCCAGCACCTTCAGGCGCCTTGTAGCCGGGCCCAGCGCTCTTCTTCATCGCCTCGATGGCGGTTTTGCGCGCCTCAGCCTTTTGCGCGATCACCTGAGGACCGTCGCCCGGCTGCGGGAACAGCTCGCGCTCATAACGCTTGAATTCCGCCGTGCCGATGGCAGCGCCGGATTCATCGCGCAGCAGCGCCGTGATGAAGTTGTCCTGAGCCTGCCGGTACTTCTGATATTTATCCGACTGGAGGAAGTTGCCACCGGGTACCATGTCGAGGCCGCGGCCCGTCACGCTCGTTCCTTCATTGACGATGTCAGAGAGGTTCTTTTCGGCGGTCTCCATCTTGTTGGCGAACTTCTCGGACTTCGCCTGAACCTCCGTCTTCTCACCCGCCTGCGCCTTAGCATTGGCACGGCTGATCTCATTCACGAAGGTCTTGCGATCGACGCCGGGAGGAATGGCGATCTGCTTGCCGTCGGGGCCGGTCACGGTATTCGAGGTCTCAGAGCCCGGCGCAGCGTAGGGTGAAACAGTCTGGTCGCGGTCATTGACGAAGCCGTATTGCTTGGTACCGTCAGCATTAACACCAATCTCTGTGAACTTCTGCTTGCTGCTCAGAGCCTGATCAAGAATGGTCTTGCCGGCCTCCGGGTTCATGACCGCAAGCATGGCCTTCTGGCGCCCAACGATAGGAACCAGAGCCTCGTACTGAGCCCTAAGGTTCTGCTGCGCCATCGAGCGCGTGTCGTTGCCCGTGAGCTTGGCGATCAGTCCGTTTGGATTGAACAGGCGGCCGAGTGCTGAGGGGCCTTCGAGGGCGGGCGGGAGAGCGCCCTGCTGCGGCATTGCCGTGGGCATTTGCCCTTGCGTCGGCGTCGCGTTCGGTGGCGTCATGGCCTGCTGCGGCAAATACTCGTCGGGGTTGCCGATACGCGGCATCTGGTAGCCACCAACCGAGATTGGGTTCTCCATCTGAGGCTGTGGCGCGGCCTGAGGAGCGGCAGGCTGGGCAGCCGGCAATGACGGAGACGGCATAAACGCAGGGGCGCCTGTATTGAAGACAGAAGGCGGCGCGGCGGTTGCCTGCGGCTGCACATTGATGCCCGTGAACGAGCCCATGGGATCGTATTGCGCGCCGCTATTGTCCACCTGAGGCTGCGGCATGTTGCGATAGTAATCCGCAAGATTGCCGAGCAGCCCCGCGCCGACAGTACCGATCGGGTTCGTGAGATAGTCGAGAAGACCAGCCATCGATATCCTACAGGAAGTTCAAGAGACCCATGATGCCGCTGCCGGAGCTTGCGCCGCCCGCTCCGTTCGAGAAGCTGCCAAGCCCGCTCATGGCCTGCTGGAATTGCTGCCAGCCGGAAGCCTGGTTCGTGGTGTTGCTCGTGCCGCTTGATGTGCCGCCAAGTCCCGCGATGGGAACGCCGATGTTAGCGAGCATTCCAAGGTTCTGTAGCGGAATGCCGAGCCTCTGCGCCTCAGCCGCAAGCGTGGACTTCGCGCCCTCGTTCATCGCATCGAGGCCGGTCCCGACCGAACTGACGCCAGTGCCGCGATTGGTGTTATAGAGCTGCTGCAAGCCGCTGTTCAGGCCCGCAGTGGTATTGCCGGCGCTGTAGAGATTGCCGGCTGCGCCCTGCTGGTTCTGGATGTTCTGGTTGTATTGGGAGGCGATCGTTGGGGCGACGCCCTGTGCGATGCCACGTCCCAGCGCCTGAGAGTTGGCACCCGAGAAGTCGCGGCCAGCGGCGGCAAACGTTCCGTTCGTGCTGTTCGTGATGTCGGACACCATCGTATTGAGGGCATCCTTGAATCCGGGCGTATCGTAGGGGTTGTAGTTCGTGTTCGACGCCAGCGGATTGGTCTGGTTGTAGTACTGCTGGTAGGCGTTGTTGATCGCTCCCTGCTGGTTCAGCGCCCCGCCGCCGTTGAGCATATCCGAGGTGTAGCTCTGGATGGCAGGATTGTAGGCGTTCGCCGTTGCGTTGTTCTGCTCGATCGTGTTGAGCGCGTTGTTCTGCGCCCCCGTCAGGCCGGTTTGCGGCAGGTAACTATTGAGCTGGCTGAGGATGCCAGTCATGGTGCCCTGCGCGGGCGCCCAAGGATTGGTCTCGCTCTGCTGCGTGGTGGTGCTAGTGCTCTTGCCGCCCATCAGGCTTGGCCTTTCGTGTAGCTCATAAAAAATCCCGCCAGAGGGCGGGAGTTTGGTCGTTCATTAGCGATTATTAGCGATCTTTAGCGATCTTTACCCAGCCATAAGCCGGTTTCCGATTATCCGCGCGTTCCGAATGTTTTCGTTGATCTCTTCAATCATGAGAGCCGCGGCGCCACTCAATTTCCAGTCAATACCCACTTCTTGGGCTAGTTCAGCATCTAGATGGACAGTGGCGATGGGTGCAGACGAGCGGGTCGCTCGCTCGTATATAGCCTTGTCCGAAACAGGAAGAGTGGCTTTGTTCCTGATCGCGTCAGCTTGCTTTTTTTGGCCAATAGCCTCCAAAAGCTCCATCTCGCCAGCATGGAAACCGCAATGATCGCAATCTCCGCTCTCTTGGCGCTTGCAGCCTTCGAAATCACATGGCAACCATATTAGTTCTGACATCGTCCCTCGATGGAGTTCTAAATGACCAAAGCCCGCATCTATCTCAAAGAATGGCGCAACCACAAAGGCATCACTCTAGAAGACCTTGCATCGCGCATCGGCATAGAGGCGCCGAGCGTTGCTCGGCTTGAACACACACCACTGGTATTCAGTTCACAGACACTCAGCGATGTGGCCGAGGCTCTCGGAGTAGAGCCTCACGAGTTGCTAAAGCCGCCGTCATAGCCCGGCCAGTTCCAGGCAACCTGCAAGCTTTTCTTGCAGGTTCAATTTACCATTACCCGAATCAACCTCAAAGCACTTTTTCTAAGACAACATGCTCGACGCGGTATCCGTCAAGCACTCGTTCCCAGCCCTTTCGGCCGTAAATTCTCATCGTTGTGCAGCCTTCCGCTTTCGCGTACCTTTCAATCTCGGCGAACAGTGGAAGCCAGCGGTCTCGGTCGTAACCAGCGCACGCCGTCAGGACGCAAACTTTATCGTGCGGCTTCACAAGCTGCGTGGTCGCCGCCGCCATGATCTCGCGACCATTCCAAGCGATCCACACCAGTTGCATGCCCGTCAGAACATCGCTTTCGATGTCCGCGAAACTGCTCAGCCCGGTACGCTCAACTGCCGCCCTGATCTTGTCGCGAACATGCGGCCACATCTCATCGATGCGCGCCGGATCGACGCAGATTAGTTCAGCCGACAATCGCGTACAGGAACGTCCTGCCCGTCGTGGCGCTGTTGGCGTGGGTAATCGTGAACGACTTGTTCGCGACCGCGCTGATGTACATCGTGCCATTGCCGACTTCGGCGGCCGCATTTGCCGTTGTCGGCACCAGGATAGGAACCGAGCCTACTGCAACGTTGTTGTCCGTGACCGTCGTCGTCGCTACGCTCACCGTCAGCGTCACAGTCCCCACCGCATTCGAGCGGCCGGCGCCCAGCTGCTGAATCGAGAGGTTGATCTTCTTTTGATCGGTCTCAGTGATCGCCGGGAGAAGGACTGTCAAAGCGAACCGTTCGTCGTTACGTCCGGAACGACGCCTGCACAGAAGGTCCAAGTCGTTGCCGCCGGAATGCGCACCTTGAAGCGAGAATAGCGGGTATCACGCATGAGATCACACCGGCCCGTCCGCGAGTTCACCAGAACTTCAGAACCAGCCGTTGCCGCTGCCGACGGATTGTCGCGATATGACACCGAGCCGTAGAGCGTCGAGGCGTCCGTGATCGGGCGGAAGCCCTTAATCGTGATCCTCTGCTCGTCTGTTCCCTGCTCTGCGCTCTCCAGCGTCGCCTCCAGGTTCGTTCCCGCAAAGAAGCCCAGCGTATGCGTGTTGTTGAACTGGGCAATCTGCGGCTGAACCGCGGTAGCGTAGGAGTCGAGCGAGAGCGTCAAGGCATCCAAAGACGATGAGATGCTGTCGAGATTTTCCAGCGTCAGGCCGGTTTGCGAAATGCCGACCAGAAACTCCCCAGTCACCGAGAGCGGGAAGAACCTATCCAGCAAATAGTCATACCCAAGGATCTTGTCATAGTTCGCAGGGTTTACGCCGTTCGCGGAGCGGTAGGCCCAATAGACCTTCGTAGACCGCGGATCAGCCGCGCCCATGAATAGCTCGAGATGCCCCTTGTCGAGGTCGGCAAGAAAGGTCCGGTCAACCTTCTCGCGGCCGATCTGCTCAGGCACCCCGCCCGGCTCGATCTTGTGGAAGCCCTGCCCCGCGAAGAAGAAGATTTTCTCGCCCGCCCGAATGATCGAATACGGCGCAAACAGACCCTTGTCTTGGGTTATACGGTCGATCTGGAAGATCAGCGGCGAGCCCGGAACGTAGGACATGCGCCTGATTGACTGATCCTGGAAGATGATCCCATACTCACCACCAGCGACACCGCGAACGATGCCGCCATCAGGGAAATCCTGGAAGTCAGAGCTATTTGTGCCGCTCGTCCATGTCGTCGTAGCGTTCAATCCAGACCACTGGATGCGGTACGGATTGGAGAGCAATCCAGAGAGCACCAGAAAGCGCCCGACAACACTGATATAGGCGGCCTGAGGCGGAGACCCGGCGCAGTTGGCGAACGCGCTGGACGAGCTCAGATCGAAGACCTGCAACACAGCATTCGCTTGCGTTGCGAACACCAGATTGCCGAATTGCGCCCACTGCCATTGTGCATTGGCCGACAGCGCAGAATAGGTGCTGGCGCCGAGCGAAACGTCGGTCCAGGTAAAGTCGGTATTGTTCAGCATGTAAAGCTTGGTCGAGGTGCCCGCGAAGGTCACGACCGAGCCGTCAGATTTCAACGCGTAGAACGCCCCGCGGCATGTAGCACCCAGCGCCGAAGTATAGGCCGAGAACGAGGGGAACGGCCCGTAGCCGTCACCACGCGGGATGACGTTCAGGATGTTCTTTGTGGTCGAACCCTCATAATCACTGATGTCGGGCCGATACTCGCCCCATTGCAGAAGCGGCATCAGTAAGGCGCTCCGCTTGCGTGCATGGCGTTGTAGATGATCGTTGCCATCGTCGCTGATCCCGCATCGGAGGGGTGCACGCCATCCACCGTCGCGATGGTATTGCTGTCGATGTCGCCGCCGTCAAACACCGTCGTTCCGTTCCTCACGGCAGCTTGAGCGGATCGGATTGAATTCGAGGTCTGCCCGGATGCGCTCTCGCTGCACACGAAGATCCGACCATTGAAGCCGGTCGCATTCAGCGTCGAAATGAAGCTGTTGCAAGACGCCGTCCATGCAGACTGCGAGGTGCCGTCCGCGAAGTCCCTGTGACCGTCTGCCAGCACGCAGGCGAAGGTTACACCCGTCATCCCCGGCGTGATGCCCCTCGCCGCCAGCCGACGCATCGCAACAGTCGTCCTGTTGGCGTGGATGCCCCCGCTATCACCCCATTGCGAAATGTTCGTGTTGCCGATCGAAAGCGGGACCAGAATAACCCGATCGAACTTGGCGTTCGTCACCAGGGTGTCAGCCACCCGCAGCATCACATTGCCGGGGCCGAGACCTCCCGAATTTGCGTATGCACAGCCGAGAAGCGGCCCAGCGGGATCATAGAGGTTGCCATCGTAGACATTGAAGTTGTCAATGACGCTGGCATTCGTCGCCGTGTAAATCGTCGGGCCGACGTTCGTCAGAAGCGATTGGCCCGTGACGAGACAAACCAGCGTCTTCAGAGCTGGATTGATGGTGAACGACCGCGCCGCGCGACCCGAGGTCACACGATGGGTCAGTGTCACCGCGTAGTTTAGAATCCCCGTATCGTAGAGCAGAAACGGATCTGGAGGAGCAATGCCGCCCTGCGCCATTACATCCTCAGCATGACTTCAAAGCCGGATGTCGAGACGGCGCCCCCCAGATTGAAGGTGCCACCGTTGGTTCCGTCTGCGTTCTCCATGGCCGAAAGATAGTGCGTTCCAACCGCCGGATTCGGCACGAGATACGGAGTATTCGGGCTGACGATCAGCGCCACCGCCGCATTGTTGCCGATCGCGTTGTTGTTGGCCGGGGTCGTGATACTGTCGTAACCAATGCCGAGGCGGATCACCGCACTGGCGCTTGCCGCCATTTGGACCACGTTCTGGTTGTTCGCGATCACGGCGTCTTCGGATGCGCCGACGACGAACGAAACCTGCATGCCCGTGCTGCCGCGAGCCTGGCGCCAAGTCGAGGACGTATAGGAATATGACGCGCCAGTATCGACAACGGTCGTTCCGACGGTCACCCGGTTATAAGCGTTCCAAACGTTAAAGGCTGCCGCGACGCCACCAGAACCAGGCGCACCAAAGATATAGTCAATGGTGCTGGACGCATTAGACGCGATCGTGCCAACCCATGTTCCACGGAGAGCCGCGGGGCCATTGGTGATCGACGACGTGTTCAGCAGAATGCCGTTTGTCATCGTCAGCGTATAGCCCCGCGATGAGGACGACGACCAAGCCGGACCGCGAGTGCAGCGGATGGTCCCGCTGTCGTTCCAGACAAACAGGTCATAGACCTTTGAGGCAGCAACCGCCGCCGGGCTCTTGGTTGCATCCGTCGTCGCCTGAGACAACTCGGAGAACGCAGTCGGCGTCATGTTCGTGCCGTCATAGATCGGGCACAGATTGCCGGCGTATGGCGTGTAGTAGACTGTGGTGCAGCCCGCGTTGCTCGTGGCCATGACGGGAACGCCGCTTGCGAGCGTGATGCGGCCGCCCGGCGCAATTGCGAAGTTAGAGACACCACTCGGCGTCGCCCACGTTCCATCCCCGCGCCAGAATGTCGAAGACGAGGCAGAGGTGCCGCTGTTCAGGTTGTTGACTGAGAGATTCCCGGTAACACCCGTCGAAAGCGGAAGGCCCGTCAGGTTCGTAGCTGTACCCGAGGCTGGCGTTCCCAGCGCGCCACCCACGAAATAGGCCGCGCCCGTGCCCACCTCATCCGTCAGCGCAGCCCTCAGATTGGCGCTCGACGGCGTGGCAAGAAACGTTGCGACGTTCGTTCCAAGCCCCGTCACGCTCCCGATCGCGGGCGTAATCGTGACGTTGGCCGCCGCCGTCATCAGCCCCTTGGCGTTGACGGTAAACTGAACCGACTGCGTCGCGCTGCCGAACGTCCCAACGTTGGAATTGACGGTCGCAAGCGTCGTAGCAACTGCGCCCGCAGAGGTCGTGACGTCCCCGGTCAGCGCCGGCATCTGGGTCGCATCAACCGATCCTGTGACCGTGTGCTCCGCATCCCACTTCGGGCCATCCACGAGCACATTGGGATTTGCCGCCGCGCCGGTCAGCGAGGCGTGCTTGACGGTCAGTGTCATTCAGGCGTCCACGTCTCGGCTTGAATGGTCTTCGCGTCCCAAAGTCCGGCGGAGAAGCCGGTATCGAAGATGGGATTGCGATCGAACACGGCGGGATCGAACACGCGCACAGGCTGGGTGAAATCAGTCCACGTCTCGGCCTGCTGCGTCTTCGGCGTCCAGGTCGTCATGGAGTCACGCCCGGAAGGGTGATGTCAGACGGGCCGGAGTCGAACGACTGCTTGTGGCCGAGGTCGTTGAGGCCGTCCAACGCGGTCTTGAAGCCAAGCCCCCACGTCGCGATGCGCTCGTCTTCCTTGATGTACGGGGCCGATTCCAGAAGGGTGCCGTAGAGGTACAGATCGGGCGCGAGTGTCAGAAGCCAGTTCGTCGTATTGCTCGCGGTCAGCGCCGGGATGTTCGCTCGATAAGTCATTTCGAGCGTGTAGTCCTCGTTCGGCGTCGGGAATAGCTCGAGCTCAGTCCCGATGATCGCGTAGGATGTGGGCTGATCGGTCACGTTATCCTTGGAGTACCGCAACTCATCAATCTGCGTCCCGCTCACAAATCGCAGCGGCGGCTTGCCGGTCACGCTCGAAAGCCTGATCCGTCGCATGGTCTGGAAATCGGTCGGGAGGGAAATGAACTCGGGCTCAGTCGAGGCCGTATCAACGATTGTGGTGGACCTGACTTCCATCTGGGGCACGAACAAAAAACGATTAAACTTGGCCTCCGTGAGCGTGATGAAGTCCGGAATACGGGCGACGAGCGTCGCGTCCTGGTCACGGGCAAGCCATTCAGTGGCCGCGCTTACAAGCGTTGCGTAGGTGTTGATCGCCATTTAGGCGCTCGCTTTGGCTAGATTTCGCACCCGCCGGTAATCCTTCTTGGACAGCCGCTCTCGTTTGGAGCGCCCCATCATCGATGCGAAGATATCGTCCTCGATCCAACGATCAGAGTAGATTCGGATTGGGGCGGCCTCATCCTTGCGCGCGGAATACTGGCCGCCCTCTACCGCGACAGTCACCATGAGAATGCGCGCCATCCTAAACTTTGCCCCGGAATGTGCGATACGGGCGGTTCTTTTCGTGGTTCAGCCACCACTTCATGAAGTCCGCATCTCCATCTTTCAGGCGCGGAGCGATGTCCCGATAGAAGACGTTGAGGGGCGTGCTGGCGATGCGTGTACCAACAGCATCGTCCCGAAACCGCTTGCCGTAAGAGTCGTTCAGGCTCTCGCGGTTGCGGGCCAAAAGCTCCTCTTCGACAAGGTTCTCAGTCTTTCGGAAGCCGAGGCCATTGGCCTTGTCGATCCAATAGACGTAGTGGCGCCTAAGGCCGTCTTCCGAGAACTTCTCGAACTCCCAAGCGTCGTCGGGAATTCTGGAGGGATCAGGCAGAGATTGCATCGGCCCGTTCGGCGATCTTCTTCGCCACGAGATGCTTGGCCTCCTCAATGGGAAGCTTGATATGGGTGCCGGCCCAGATCTTGCCGTCATAGCCGACGCCGGGCGTCTGGTGGGGCTTCATCACACCCTCGACGAACTCTTCCGGCTCAACGATGCGCCAGGTGCCGGCCGCGTCCTTGCGCTTCACGGCCTCCTTGATATAGCCGACGATTTCGTAGTCCCCTCGCGGCACATAGTTCTTGCTCAAGAGCACGGGGAACATCTTAGTTTCAGTCACTCTGGCCTCAGGAGGGCTCATGTCCGATTCCTTGGGTTTGCGCTCATAGACGCCCTTCGGCATCATTCACTCCAAAAAAGAAAGGCGGGGCCGAAGCCCCGCCATGTTGTCTTAAACCGCAGCCGAGAACGGCGTGGCTTCCGTGCCCGTGGCCGACGTCATGCCGTGGACGCGCCAGAAACCGGAGACGGCGTCTTCGAGCTCGATGTAATCGCCCTTAAGGCCGCCGGTCGTGGTGCCGTTCAGGGTGATGGTGTCCGACGTGGACGCCGTTTCCCAGCCAGCAATCGTGTCGCCCGAGTCCTGGTTGGTCATGATCGATCCTTCCATCACATCGGTCGAATTGGCGACCTGGATCTTGTCGCTGTTCGAGGTGACGGTCGTGTGGACCAGGAAGCGGTAACGATCGCCAGTGCCGGCCGAAGCCGGAAGGGTCACAGTTGCGCCAGCCGCATTGGTGAAGATCAGCAACGGGCCGTTAGCATGGACATCTCGATCAAGCGTAACCGCAGCCGAGATGCTGATGGGTGCGAAGGGATATCCCATTGTTCCGTTCTCCTTAGGACGCCGAGGTCAGGCCGAAGATGTCGGCAGCGACACCGTGGGCAGCCTCGTTGTTGACCACCAGCGTGTACTCGGTCACGAGCACGCGCTTTTCCGCGTCGCCAGTCTTGGCCGGCTTCACGAGCTGGATGTCATCGAACACGCCGAGCGACACCATGCGCGGGTCGATCAGGTAGGCGTTGCGCGCAACAGCCGCACCGGCGCGGGCCATCTGGCGGTTCGGGACAACCGAGATCGAGCCGAAGTCCGACAGATACATGTCGGCCGCCGCAACGATCGTGGTCTGGCCTTTGCTCGGGGTCTCGTAACGCTGCGGCGCAACGTTCGAATCCGACATGAAGGTCGAGAACACGGTCTTCGCGTAGGGCGACAGCATCAGGGTCTTCGGCGAGCCGCCCGCGTTGTAGGTGGACAGAATCACCGAATCCAGGATCGCCTTCGAGAAGGCGCGCTGGGTGCCGTTGGTGGCCGCGTCAACAACGCTCGTGCCGGTGTTGAAGCCGCCCGAGGAGCCGCCAGCGCCCATGCTGTCGTTGCTCGCGAGCCAGGCACGGAAACCGCCCAGCTTGCGATTGGTCGCGCCATTGCCCGAACCAGCAGTCGAAGCCTGGTTGGAGAGACAGATTGCCTCCATGTCGATGCGCAGCTCGACGCCCTTCTTGGCCACGTTGTAAGCCAGTTCAGACTTGCGGCCGGCCTTTGAGGTCTTGTCCTGGGTGCGCGAGACCAGAATCTTCTTGTCGGAGATCTGGGTGTAGTTGCCGACGCGGGTGGGCGGCGTGATCGCGTCATAGTTCCAGTCGTTGCCTTCCGGCTGGTTGTTCGCCGTGTCGGGCGACGCCAGGGTATCGTTCAGCCATTCCGGGTGAACAGAGGCAACCGGCTTGCGGCCGATCAGGGAGATGTAGGGAGTTTCTTCCGGGGTGATCTGGTAGATCTTGTCCGCGAGCTCTTCGCGGTTGCCGCCGGCCGCGCCGACGTCGTAGGTCTCGTAAGTATTGCTAACCTGAGCCATCTTGGCTCCTCCTATGCGTTAAAGATCAAGGTCCATGAGGGCGCTCACACCGGCATCGAATGATCCGGTCTTGCGCAGTTGCTCGCTCCTGACCTGGGTCTCGCGGGAGGCTTTGGCCTTCGGGTCCATGCGCTTCTTGCCCGTCAAAACGGGCTTCGACTGCACGGCTTGCTTGACGGAAGGAATGCTCTTGCGCGCCCTGCGATAGGCTGCAAGATCGCGGTACACGCGGTACAGCCGATGATCGATGGCGTCGTTCATCTCCTCCGCAGAGAAGCCGTATTCGCCCATCGTATCGACCGCATCGGCCCAGAACTTGTTGTAGACCTCCGGCTTTTTCAGCTCCGGCATGGCCTCGACAAGAAGCTTGGCCTCTCGCTCGTGCAATTCCTTCTTCTGGCGCTGCTGCTCTTGCGTCAGGCGGGTTTGGTCCGCCTGCGACGCCTGCTGCAACTGCGTCAGTTGTCCGACACGCTTATCGTAGTCAGCCTTGAGCGCCATGTACCGAAGCGGGTCGTAACCGGGCGAGTTTCCGTCCAGCAATGATTCGTCGGGTGGCTGCGGCAAGAACTGCTGCGATACCTGAAGGATAAAGTCCCGCTGCGCCTGTAGGGTGCGAGCGTTTTGCTCAAACTCGGCTTTCTGGGAGGCCAGCGCTTCGCGCTCTCTGGCGTTCTCCTGTGAGCCTCGCGTGAACGAAGATTGTGAGAGATATCCGCGCTTGAGGTCCTGAACGGAGATCACGGTGCCGTCTTTCAGGCGCACGTTCGCGGTATCGGCCGCAAACTTGCCTGACTCGTAACCGGGTCCGTCGCCCTCTTCGGCGGCTTCCTCTTCGGACGCTTCCTCAGTGCCTTCAGCTTCCGGCTGCTCGCCTTCCGCTTCGGGTTCTTCGGCTTCGTCCTGTTGGCCCTGATCTTCCTGCTGGAGGTCCGTTTCCGGGTCCGCGAGGACATCAGTCAGTGCATCAACGCCGTCGTCAAAAGACAACGGCTCGTCGTTACCAGCGGCCGGAGCCGGGTTGGTATCAGACATTCAGTCTTCCTTTGGGTTTTCCGGGAGTCGTTACGCGAACGAGCCGGCGTTTTCCTGCACGTCTGCCGCCATGATGTAGCGGTCCAGCACGTTGCGGATTTCGTCTGCCACCTGCGCGACCTGCTGCAAGCGGATGATGTTGGACTTGTCGTCGGCGTTGGCCTTGACGAGCTCTTTGAGAGCGTCGGCGCGGATGTCGTCCAGCGCCTTGTTGAAGATCGGGTCTGCCTTGAGCCTTGCGGCTTCCTTGGCTAGGTGCTCGCTCATCAGGTCGTCGTAATGCCCGCGATCTTGTAGGGTGCAACACCCGGCGCGGGCTCAACACCAACGGTCAGGACATCCCCGGCCTGCACGCGCCAGTTGGTCGCCGCCGCGGTCGGGTTGGCAGCAACGAGGTAGCAAAACGCGCTGTCCGACGTGATCGAGATAAACTTGGTCTGAGCGTTGAATGCCGCCGACTGCGCCGACGTGCCGCTGATCGTCACGGCCTGCTCAACCAGCGTGGGCTCGGCCCAAATATCCGGGCCGCCCGCCATCTGTGGCTTCTTGGCGTGTTCCTTGATCCAAAGCGTCGCCATCCATCAATCTCCGCTCGGCGCGGCCCTCGCCGCTTCCATTTTCTGTTCATGGGCCTGCTGGCCCTGCGCAACCTTGAACGCGCCGGCTTCCATCATCTGCCGGTGCTGCTCGGCCTGCTGCGCCATCTGCTGCTGAGCAAGCTCGCGCTTCATCTCGAGTTCGGCCATCTTGAGTTCGCGCTCGAGCTGGAACTCAAGCAGCGCCATTTCCTTGTCGAACGCGAACTTCTGCTGAGCCTGGATCATCTCAGCCTGCGTTTTCTTGTTCTGCGCTTCGATGTCGGCCTGCATCTGCACAGCCTCGATCTGGGCCTTGCGCTGGTCGGCCTGCGCGTCAAGCTGTGCCTGCTGCTGACCAAGCTGGAGCTGCGTCTGGGCCTTGACCTGCTCCTTCTGCATCTCAGGATCAGGGCGACTCGCCGCTTCCTTCTTCATCTCTTCAAGCCGTTCAGGCTTGATGTCGAGATAGAACTGATCAGGATTGCGAATACCGGCGCTTTCGGCCAGCTTGATCGCCGTGCTGTTGATCTTTGGCACCATCTCCAGCGCTTCGGCCGAGAAGCCAGCGGCGCCGAGGCGATCAGTCATGGCCATCTGAACGTTCAGGATCTGGTTCAGCATCGCCATGTCGCGGTCACGCGAACCGGTCCCAAGCCCGATATTGATGGTCGCGTCCATGTTGGCGTTCCACGAACGCGGGTCCATCTCAACCCACGTATCGCGAAGCCTGATCGTCCGCGGCCGGTCCTGATGCTTGACGATCAGCTTGAGGATCTGCCGGAAAACCCGCCGCCAGCCCAATTCAGCCTGGTTGCGCGCGATCAGCTCGATCTGCGAATACGCCGCGTCTTTCTGGTTCTGGTTTGCGGTCGCGGTCTGGTTTTGCAGCGCCTCCGGGTCCAAAGCCATGGTGGACCTGGACACACCCGTGCGCATTTCCCGCACGTTGTCGAAGTGCTGGAGGCCGAGGAGCGCCTTGTCACCGATGAAGGGGACAGCAAGGGGCGTGGGCGGCACAGTGGCCTTGTTGTTCACCCAAACCGTTGCGCCAAACCGGGGGCTGCGCAGCGTCTCGGGGTTGGTCACAGTGCCCTCTTGGGCAACCGTCATCGGGTTGTTCACCCAATACAGATTGTCCAGCATCTGACGGGTCAGAACCGTCTTGACGCGCTGGATGTCCTGCGTGTCGTCTGCTACCGACCGGGCATCCCAACGATGCGGAACCGGCTCGCAGGGGATGTCCGAGAACGGCACATCGTCGTCCCAGACTTCCCAGTCCAGGAGCTCGCCCGTCGCTCCAGCGCCCGCGTAATAGGCCCTGACGGTCTCGGCAATGCCGTCTCCGTCCACGTCCGCTTTGACGTAGCACTCGAACAACTCGACCATGAGCATGGACTCATCGCCGACGTTGTTGAAGAACACAGTGGCGGCATCGTCCCGTGAGACTTTCTCCTGTTGCAGGTTGGAGAAGCTATCGACCGGCAGGTTTTCAACAAGCTCCCGGTCAAAGCCCATCTCGATCAGCTCTGAGCGAGTAACATCCCGGCGGTGCGAGCAGAACCGCGCATTTTCAATGCGGGTCGCCTCGCGATCAAGCAGGAAATCCTCCGGCTCAATGCACTCGACACGAAGCCGGCCGCAGCGCACAACACGCTTGACCTTCACGTCAAAGGTCTGGATCGGGACTTCCATCATCTGCCCGGTCGGACCAGGCACCATGATGATCTGCGGCTCGCCCTCCTTCTGAGCGAGGATCTCGACATACTGATCCTGTTGCAGGATCGCAATCTGCTCTTCCGTCAGGCCGGAATGCTCGGAGGTCTCGATCTCCTCTTGGGTGTCCCACCAGTGCTTGACGATGCCGTTGCCGAGCAACAGCGAGTCGTGGGTGGCATCCCACATGATCCGGTATCCCGGATTGTCCTTGGTGAACACGTAGTTGATGTAGTCGGTCGCCTGCTTGGCGAACTCTTCGTCGTTCGGCTTCTCAGGCTCATAGATCGCCATGCGGTCCGAGGCCGTGAACACGCGAATAATGCCCGGCAGCATCCAGCCGATCGTGTCGGCCACGTCCATTGACACAACCGAAGACCGGCCCGTCATGGCCGGCGTGTCGCTCATCGTGCCGCGATAGTATTCAAGCGCCCTCGCGCGCTTCTGGGATAGCTCCGTGTCGTCGTAGGTCAGCGCCGAGTTGATCTCTTGCGACAACAGGGCCTTTAGCCTGTCGTCGTCCATCTTCTCAGCCATTAGACGATCCAGTCCTCGTCGGGGTCAACGACGGGCGCGGTAGACCGCGGCGGCTCATAGCAAATCGCCATTAGGCCCAGCGAGTCCGCCGCATGGGAGCTCCAATCATGCTCAGGTCCAAGGCCAACATTGCGATTTTCGTCTTTCCGTTCGTGATAGAAGCCAAGTGCCTGCCGGCCCGGCTCTGTGGTTTTCTCATTGAACCAAAGCTGCGGACCAAGCCGCCGAAGGGCCTCAATCCGCATTGCTGCGGCGCCCTTGCCCTGGTTCTTGACTGGGGGCTCGACCGTAAAGCCGGCGTCCCTCAAATGTTCTTCGTAGCGCTTTCCGGTGACGTTGTTCTCGTTGACGCCATCATGCGGCAGGTACAGGATTGCGTCCTGATAGCCATTCTTACGCAGCCAAGCGACGTGCGCCGCGAGCACCTGCCCTTGCGCCTCGTAATAGTCGAGCACGCGAATTTCCTGCCCCACCCACTGGACAATCCAGATAGTGAAGGCATCAGCGTTGGCACCGGAGCCGCCGATGTCGATGAACGCCCGCAGCGGTAACAATGGGTCGGCCGCGACAACGCCGATCCTGCCCTTGCGCTTGGCCTCTGAGAGCAGAGCCGCGTAGTAAGCACCCTCGAAGGCCGCCGCGTATCCGCCCTCGTAGGTGTGGTCGTAACGCTCTGGATAGCGCTCCAATTCGATCTGCCGCTCGGCCTCGAGCTCGGCTGTCCAGAACGGATTGTCCCGCCAATTGGCCTGGACAACGACAGCGCCCTTCGGCAGCCCCTGAGAGCCGCGGAAGAAATCATCGACCGCATCACTCTTGCGCGTCGGGTTCCAGCTTGCCCAGATCTCCGACCCGGGCGAGCGGATCGTAGGTCGAAGCAAGGACAGTGAGCGCGCCGAGATTGACTGCGCCTCTTCCATCCATGCGCGATGAAAGCCCTCCAAAGACTTTACGGAATCGGCCGAGTAGTCCTTCATGCCCTTGAAGATCACTACCCCATCTTTGGGGAGTTCGATCCGATCGTTCCATGGCCTGAACCCGTCCGCCTCAGTCAGGCCAAGCCGCCTGATCTTGTCTTCGATCAGAAGCTTTGACGACTGCGTTAGATCCTTCTGGACCTCGCGGATGCATACCATCCGCAGCCCCTCGCCCAGATCACCCGGCGCCCTTAGCGCGTCCTCAACAGCGAGCTCGCCGAAGAAGTGCGACTTCCCAGAACCGCGCCCTCCATGCGCCCCCTTATACCGGGCAGGATGCAGTAACGGCCGAAATACCTTAGCCGTCTGTATCTGGAGGGCTGACAATCACGCGCTCGATCTTGTGGACCATCTTGACCGCCGGATCGTCATCCTCGCCGCCGATGATCGCCTGCGCCGGCTTGCCATCGAGACGGTCGCCGATCTCTCGCGCAGCCGCGGTCTCAGTCGACGCCCTGATCAGGAGCTGGCGAGCAATGAATCTAAGCGAACCAGGATTTGCCGGCGTATCTTCGCCCTGTTCCGCGAGTGCCGCTTCCATCCTAATCGCATCGCGAAACGGCTTGTCCTTGTTGACAGAGCCGGGAGGTCTTCCGGCCATATTAAATTCCTCAACTATTTGTTGTAGTTACCAAAGAGATTCGATGCGGCCTGAATCTGGTACTGGTTCTGAGGCAGCCCGCTATCCGGCGCCAGCCACCCGCGAGCCGGCCCATAGGGCACAGCCACCCCACACAGCGGCCAGCCGTACATCGCAGTCTCAGCCGGCGGATTCTTCTCCTCGAACTCGGCCTTCTGCTCTTGCCGGTCCAGCTTGCGCCTGATCGACTTGAAGTCGTGAATGGCCGCGGTCATTCCGGCGCCCCGTTCGAGTTCAGCCCAAGCGCCGCCTTCAGGTCGGCAGTCTCAGCCTTGATGTCCTTGACCTGCTGCGTCGCCGCGTTCGCCGTATCCTGCAACTCCGCCATAACATCGGTCATCTCCTGACCAGCCTGGTTGAGCTGCGCCTTGGCCGCTGCAAGCTGGTTGCGGATTTGCTCAGCCAGGAACTTGGCGCCAGTGACGCTCATCTTCGTGTTTTCCGTGCGAATGAAGGGGTTCTGAAGCGCCAGTCTGATCTCGTCATTCGAGGCCATTGGCCCGACTTCAACCGACCTGTCGCCAATGGTAACGATCTGGTTGCCATTTGTGGCATAGCCAACGGTTAGCTGGTCGTTGCCCGCGATGTCCTTCAGCGCTTCCTTCAGTTCGAGCGCTGACATCTCAGGCGTCAATCTCTGGGTTTCGTAAACAGCGATCGAAAGGCGAAGATCAAACCAGCCAAGATCATTGGCGCTAAGCTGGGTCACTATCCGGAGCCGTGTAGGACGGCCACACAGGCGGCATTTCGGACGGCGCGGTGTCGAGCCCCATCACCTGCTTCGCAAGCCTCACGTCGGCCGCCTCGCGTTCCTCGCGGCGCTTGAAGTCTCGGAGCTGGACGACATCACCCACGGCAGACTCCTCGCGCAACCCATCCAGCGGCAAACACCCCCAGGTAAATCACGCCAGCCCAGACCTGATCTGCGTAGGCGAATGCGTGGGGAATACCGAAGTTCATCAGATCAGGCTGACCGGAACCAGCTTACCGTTCCGTTCGACAATCTTCGCCTGTCCGTCGCGGATCAGGCGGGCGAGCAGTTCAATCTGCGCCTTGGTCATGGTTTGCTCCAAAAGGTTTCGGGCACCACTCAGCATGTCGGAGCTCTAGGCACCTAAAGGGCCTATGGCAGGGGGAGTAGCTCAACGGTGCGCTTGAGGGTGCCCGAACTGAATTGGACCATTCGCGCCCCTGGTCGCGGTCATAGCGCGTGTACCGGACAATTCAGGGATGGCCCAAACGAAAAACCCGCCAGCGGATTTCTCCGGGCGGGTTACAAATCTTGCGACGATGATTGATGTACCCTGATTTGCTGGACCGGTCCATCCGGCTGACTACGGATCAGGGCTGGCATACCTTGTCGAGGTCTTCGACTGCATAGCCCCAAGATGTGTGATACGAACCATCCCGGTATTTAAAGATATGGCTGCCATCGCGACAGATGCGTGCGACGGCAACGGCCCGGTCCGGCTCGGGTTCGCTCTGGCTGCACCCACAGAGAACTGCCGCGACAAGAATGACGCAAAATCTCATTTCACGCTCCCGCCAGATGTCATCGCAAAACCATAAACCAACGCCAGACAGTCCAAGCACTCACGAAAGCGCATTCCGAAGTATTTTTCCCAGCGCTCGCCCTCCATCCCACGCCGCGCAGTCAACTCCGTAATTGTCCTGCCGTGGATTAAAACGTCAGAGACGATCGCTGAGCCGTTTTGACCAAGCTCCGCATACACACGAGCCAGAGACCGCGCCGCGCGCTGCTGGGCCTCCGTAATCGGTTCTGGCATCACTCCACCGTCAACGGCCTCCTTCGATGGATCAATGGCACGAGGACCGCGCTCGGCAGCCTCGAAATCGCGCTGGAAAGCACGGCCACCCCAAAGCTGGGCGTCATCGATGAACTGCCGAGAATGCAAAGCAGCTAGGGGATCATTCCGAAGAGATCGCATGACGATCAACTTCGACCCAATCTCCATCGGGTCATCGACCTCGACGGGGGCGACCATCGCATTCCTCAACAGATCGGTAGCCCGCCGGTCATGTGCCGGCTTGCTCGGATCGTAGGGCTGCCGTCGTTTAGCTCGCGCCATTCGCGCCACCCATGATCCGATAAAGCAACCCAACCTTGTTGTTCACGCCGTAAACTTTGTAGGCGTGATAGATGTGATCCTCGACCGTCCGGTAGCTGATATCCAGCTTTCGAGCGATCTCCTTGTGCGAAAGGCCCTGGATCGCAAGTTCGCAAACCTGCCGCTGGCGGATTGTGAGTGATGCTGTGGTCATGGTTGCCCCGTGTGATGCAGTTGGACGCTACATAGTCTTCAGAACCGGCACAGGAGGCGCTCCATGCGCCTGCGCCAGCGGAACGTAATCTGGCGGCCACTGCGCCGAATGCCACCACCCGCCCTTGCCATCGCGCGGATATGCCTTGCCCAGCTTGGCTTTGCCGAATGCGTCCCAAGCGTCCTGTTCTTCGCTGCCGAACTTGGCGTAGAAGCCGGCGGCGGGCTGCGGCGCCTCGAACGCCTCAACGGCGCTTTCGATGAAATCCTCCGAGTTCAGCCAGCTTGCGGGCATCGGAACAAACTCCGTGCCGATGCGCTTCAACTTCCGCATCTCCTCGGCATGCCGCCGGACAGCAATACTGATCGCCTGGGGAGAGACGCCCGTTTTCACGAGCGCAAGGTACTTTCGCTCGGCGGACTTCCAACCATAGTTGCCGGCGCGCTTCGGATAGTCCTTTTTGAACTTTTCAAAATCCTCATTCGAAGGCGAAGCCGCACGAGAACGCGGAGCGTTCGGAGGTACTAGGTCCAAGGTACTAGGTACTAGGTCCGTAGTCGAAGCCTCGCGAACATTCGCGATAACTCGCGAGCCCTCCACGAATTCCGGAAGACGCGACTTCGACGGCTTATCAATCTTCTGATGTTCCAACCACTTAACGATTTCGAGGTACTGAGCACCATCGACTTCGTAGCGGCGGATCTTCTCGCCCTGCTCCAACTCGTCCAACCAACCATCTATCAGGTCGCGGGCATCGTCATCATACGGATAGAGAAGGCTCGCGAGCATTCGCGAGGCCGCGCGAGCCCTCCCGGCATCGTCAACAATTGTCCAGAGTTGGACATAGAGCAGCCTTGCATCGCGCGAAAGTCGCCCGACGCTCTCGGATTGCGGAAATTCGGGCTTTATCGTGCGAATGCGAGCCATCAGCGTCCCGCACTCCGGATCTTGTTCCAGCACACGCCGCAAAAATATTTCCAGACCGCGTATCCGCTATTCTTTCTAGCACAAGCGATGTTCATCGCCTCTCGCACCTCGAACACATCGAGCCTTTCGATGAACATGCGAATGCTGATAATCCCATCCTTCGGCATCGCTGCCATGGCAAAATATTCAAGGAATATTCCAGCTACGGACCACGCATCTTCGTCTCTGCGCTCTTCGCGGAGTTCGAGGATCTGATAATAGGCGCGAAGCTGAGCCTCACGCTCGGCGACCTGGACGGCTTTTTCCTCAAGCGACTGGGGGGCACTCGACAGCAGGCCGGCACCCTTGCCGCGGTTGCAGTCCCAACAAGCCGTCAGTAGGTTGTCGATGTCGTTAGTCCCGCCCTCCGCTACCGGATGGATGTGGTCCACCTCAAGCAGGACGGTCTCCGAAGGGTGCGCGCCGCAATATGCGCACTGGAACCCATCCCGCTTGAATATGTCAAAGCGGGTCTTCTTAGAAAGTCCAACCCGCGCCATCACCCGATCCCCAGCTCGTTGCTATAGAGATCGATCATCGCCTCTCTGTTGCGGCGCTTATCGGCATCTTCGCGTAGAGAGCGAATGATAGCTCGCAGCGCCGGCAAATCGTACCCGGCCGACTTCGCCTCAGCGAATACATCTCGAATATCGCTCGACACCTCGTCGCGATCGTCCATCAGGCGATTGATGCGCTCTACGAGCGCCTTGAGTTGCCCCTGGCTGTTATGGCCGGCTTCCATGTGATGCATTCCCCTGCTCTAGCGGTGTGATTGTGATACGCACGCCGATTACTGAGCGGTCCCATTCGACGGACCCTTTACGCAGGTACTTGTTGCTGTCGCCCTCGACGACGCCGTGCTTGACGAGGAGATCGGTGCAGCCCTTCTCCAGGTTGAAGGCGTCGCGCTCGCGCCTGTCTTGGCCTTCCTGGAAAGCGTAAGTGATATGATACTGCCCCTTGATCTGCGCTGGCTTCTGCAATTTGAGCGCATACCCAGCTTCCACAAGCCAATCGCAGTATCGCTGCGACTTGTGACGGCGCGTTTTGCCGTCGGCGAACATCGCATTGACGCTCACCGGGAATGGAAGTGTGAGAACCACGTTCATGCCGCGCGGTTCTCCTTGCGGAGTTGTTTCAGGATCGCGCCCTCCAGCAAGGACTGGAGTTCGTTGCGCCGGACCGAATGCGGCTTCTCGGCCGCGACCAACGCACGCAGATGGGCAATGCGGTGATGCAGCGGAAGCCGCCTCATGCGTGAGACGATCTCATGGATCGGCGTCATGCGAACCTCACCATCAGTGAATTGACCCTGTTGCGGAAGTCGAAATCCATCTCCATCATTGCCTCGACGCGCTTGAGGCCGTGCAGCACCGTCGTATGATCCTTGCCGCCGAAGTGTCTGCCGATCTGAGGCAGCGACCACTCCAGTAGTTGCTGGCAGAGGTACATCGCGACCCAGCGGGGGACCGTGACATTGTTCGTCCGGCGCGTAGACCGCATGTCGAGAACGGAGATGTTGAATTCCGCCGCGACGACGGACTGGATCGTCTTGCAGAAGGACGGGAGCCTCTGAGGCATCGTCACCAGGTCCCAGCACCAAAGCGACGGCCAGAAGGATTCCGCCGACGGCACATCAATGGCCGCGGGCTTGACCTTCAGCGGGATGATATCCGCCTCTGTCAGATGAGAAACGACGGCCTTGGTCGGCACAGCGCCAAGGCGCACCAGCCGGGCCTTGCGCTCGGCATGCAATTGTTCTGCGAGTGTCATTCCCCTGCCTTCCTTCTATGCCCGATGCCGTGATGCGGCGGGCTACTTCACTTCCTACGGATCTTTGCCGAGAAATGGCCCGGCTAGTCCTTTGTCGGCATGATCTCCGGCGCGATCTCGGCCGCCAATCGCGCGCGCCGCAGCGACGAACTCATCAATGCGCTCCCGATCCAGATCCGGATTGCTGCTGGCAAGCGCTTGAGCGTGCCGACTAAAAAATTCCGCAACATTAAGCGCATCGCATTTCGCCCTTTGAATTCTAGCTTCCTGAGCCGCCGCCAGGAGCTTCGTTCCAACCGAATGGCGCGGGTCATCGTGCTCGCCGTAGTACAACGCCTTGATCTGGCGATAAGTCACGCCAGCAACTCGAGCAGCACGCGCCAACCAGCTCTTGCGGTTCCCCCCGAAAGGACCGGCGATTATGCCGATCTCGTCCGGCCAATTGATCGCTTGTTCCATTTCTACGACCTTCTTTTCCGGCATTCCGGATACTCCTCATGGTTCATTCTGGGCCATGAGCAACGCGACATTCGACAACGACAACGAAGAGTTCAGCTTCATTACGCTGGCAGCGGCAACCGCCAACGTAGTTCGATACCTAGATAACTCCGAGGACCATCAGGAAGAGGCTCAGCGGCAAACTGAGCGCAACCATGATGAGGAAAAGAAAAACAACGATCGACGCGAGTACATCGATCAACGTTTGCGCGAGCTTGCCGAATTTGAACGGCGCTACAGCGCTGGAATAAAAGGACGCCGTTAATGGCGCCAAGTTTGCCAGGCCAAGGGAGGAGATGGCCGGCGAAGAAGAGGTTTTAGCGTGCGGATTGTATTGCGTTCCCGCGCTGTGAGAGCCGCCCTGCGTGTTGATTCCCCCGTCGAGCGCAGGGCGGCGGCTCAATTCTAAATTTTTCGTCATGCGAGCACTCCGAATTGAAGTGAAACGCCTGAAATGCAGGGAGCTAATCCATGCAATGTGCTGCACTCTGTTCCTACACAGGGAACAGCTACTAATTGCGTAGAATTGCGCTCAACTGACGCGCGAAAGCCTGTAGGTTTACGAGTTGACGACGATTTCACTTGCGTGTTCACAAGTGCGCATTGCAGATTCATCCCGCGCGCGATTTGCGCCAATAAGCGGGGGCTGCGATCATGGGAATGCCGAACTTTCCGGAAGTTGCCATAGCTCCGGACACTTTTGGGCTGCCGGAGTACAAAGTAAGCGAGATGAGCGGCGAGATCGAAGGCAACGGGCACGATGTTCGCCTCGTCTTCGGCGCCAAGCGATTCGGCCAACTCAATTGGCTCTACACGGTCGTGTGCTCGCCTGCGGACCTCATCGAACTCTCGCAACAGTGCGAAGCGCTCGCTGTCGAGGCGATCAGGATGTCCGCAGTTACGGAGCGGCGCCGGACCGGTCATTGAGTCGCCTCATCCATCTTCAGGAAGTCGGTCGGCGTTACAGCGCCTCCGGTTTCCTTGAGGACGGCCTTCGCCTGGTCATGCTTGATCCAGAAAGTTCCCTTGCACCAACCCGTGATGGTTTGCGGTGAGACGCCAATCCGCGCCGCAAAATCCTTGCGCTTGATGCCGTGTTGAGAAAGCCAATCTGAAAGCTGCATAGTGAACCCATAGCATTACTGAAAAAGCGCCGCAAGCGTTTTCTTCAGTATTGCTTTATTCCGTCATTTCGCAGTGCAGCTAGACTTTCAGTATGGCTAGAAGACCGATGAACCCCCAGCAGGTCCAGACCCGCTTCAAACAGCGGCGCCGGATTTTCCTGCGGCAGTGGCGTAAGTACCGGGGGATGACCCAGGAACAGGTCGCCGAGTACATGGGCTGGTCAGTGAGCAATGTGTCCCAGCTTGAGCGAGGGGAGCAGGGGTACAGCGACGAAGGGCTGGCGAAGCTCGCGGAGCTTTTACACTGCACTCCAGGCCAGATCTTGGAAGTGGACCCGACCGACGACAATGCGATCTGGTCACTGTGGGAGCGGGCCAAGCCGGGCCAGCGGACCGCCCTTCTGGAGGTCGCCAAGGGGATGGTAGGCAAGACAGGGACAGACGACTAAGGGCCGGCCAAGCGCTCAAAGTAAGACCAACCCGCTGATTCCGGCGGGTTTTTCTTTGCCCAAAATTAATTTCAGTAATGCTCCGAATTTCAGTTGCACTGTAATTTCAGTAATGCTATGACTTGGCCCATCAGATCAGGGGAGACCGAGCCATGAACCAGCATCTGCCGCCTTCCAACCTTCGCGAAGTCAGCATCGTCCCACCGCTCAAGTCCGCCGAGCAGTTCATCGTGGTTCGCGGCACCCGCCGCGGGAACGTGTCCTACGTCGAGGACACCATGATGAACCGCGCTGACGTGACCGCCCATATCTCGGAAGACATCGAGCAGCTTCATCAAGTCATTGCCTTTGACCTCGCCAACGGCACGTCCCGCGACGCCACGCTCGAGCTTGTCTCGCTCATCTTCGAGCGCTGGGCGCAGGACGACAAGGAGCTGACCCGTTCCCAGCGTGACACCGTCGCCTCATTCAAGGGCGAGGCGTTCGCCAACTGCTTCAGGCTTGAGGAGGTGGCGTGATGGAAAACCGCGCCGAACTCATCCTCTGCTGCATCGGCCTCTACGCCATCGGCTTTTTCATTGGAGTTTCGATATGAGCTTCATGTCTGACTTTGACCTTCAGTTGCAGGCCATCGCCCATGAGATGGTTGAGCCCGGCACCCCCCAGCAGCTCGTCGAGGAACGCGTTCACCGCCTCGCCGAAGACATGACCGACCTTGCAATGCTCGCGCTCGATCCGGAGCAGAAGCCCCTCATCCAGAGGGAAGCGCGCGGGATCGCCCAAATCCTTCTCCGCGCCAAGCTAATGCTCTCGGTCTTCGAGGGCGAGGACATCGATCAGATCCGCCGGCTGATCGTCGCGCTGGAAGTCCCGAAGCGCCCGCTGGGCCAACTGAGTGTGGTGCGAAATGGCTAATCGTCTCCCCAAGGAAATCTCCGAGTTCATGGAGAAGTACGGCGTCGGCGCCGACGAGGTTTGGCCTGTTCCTGGCGGGAAGGCTTACGCCGTCAAGCACAAGGCGCTGGAGCGGATCGCCGTCACCCAAAGGATCAGCTTCGAGCGGCCCGCCGTGATTGGCTGCGACCTCGCCGAAAGGAGTATGGTCGTCTGTGTGTTCGGCAAGATGGGCGACCGCGAGGAATGGACGTTCGGCGAGGCTAGCCCAGGCAACAACAAGAACCAGTATTTTGCCGCGATGACGGAGAAGCGCGCCAAGGATCGCGTGATCCTGAAGCTTCTGTCTGCTCATGGAGACCTCTATTCCGAGGACGAGGCCGAGGACTTCAAGCGGGCCAACCCGCACGTCACGCGCGCGTCGGACATTCTGCCGACGGCGGAATACGACGACCATGGCGAGATCGTTGACAACATCCCGCATGGCGAGCCTTCGCAAAAGCTTCGCGTTGCCGACCAGCGCCCGCTTTTCGCGGCGATCCAGAAAGAGGCACATGCCTTTGGTGACGCCAAGAAGTTTCTGGCCTGGATGAAGGACGAGAAGACCATCGCGAGGGTCGCGGACTTCAAGCCCGATTGGCAGGAAATGTTTCGCGGTGTTTGCAAGGAGCACCTTGCAGCACTGCGCACGCAAGAAGCTGGCGACGACATGCGCATGGCTGGATAGGAGAGAAACTTGGCCTTTGAACAACGAGACAATTCCGGCGTCCTCTTCAAGAACGACCGCAAGGAGAAGGACAACCATCCCGACTACACGGGCAACGGCATGATCGACGGGCGCGAGTATTGGATCTCGGCCTGGGTCAAGGACGGCCAGAAAGGCAAGTTCTTCTCCTTCGCCTTCAAGCCGAAGGAATTGGCGCCGAAGGACCAATTTGTCGGCGGCTCGGGCCGTTCATCGAAGCCTGATCCGATCTCGACGGGGCGCCCTCGCAACAGCGACATGGACGACGACCAAATCCCGTTCGCTCCTGAGTTTCGCTGACTTCACGCTTCGGGGGAAGCATGACCGACAACCTACCATGGTCTGAGCAATTCCGCATCGTCGCCAAGCAATGGGTCGATGCAGATGCTGCCGCAACAATCCTTGAGGACACCAAGTCCGCCGTAATGGCTGAGCGCATGCTCGGCCTTGGGGAGATGGCCGTCAACAAGGCTGAGGCGCTGGTCAAGGCTTCTCCCGAGTGGAAGCGGCACGTCGAGTCCATCGTCAACGCCAGGCGCGCCGCGAACCGCCTCAAGGTGCAGATGGAGTATCTGCGCATGAAGTTCTCCGAGTGGCAGTCGCACGAGGCGACAAAGCGGACGGAGGCGCGTCTATGAGACAGCGCATGCCCCGCGCCCACAACGACGCTCACCTCGAGTTCATCCGTCAATTGCCATGCGTATCTTGCGGTAACGATATCGAGACCCAGGCGGCACATCTCCGCTCGGACAATCGGATGTACGGCAAGACGACCTCGGGCATGCAGATGAAGCCGGACGACAGATGGACGCTGCCGCTATGCGGGCGCTGCCATGACGTCCAGCACCGGGGCAATGAGAAGAATTTTTGGACGAACCTCGGGATCAATCCATGGGTTCTGGCGCTCAGCCTGCACGCGGCGAGTGGCGACCACGAGCTCGCTCATGAAGTGATCAGCTACCAGGTGCGCCGATGACCGCCATCGCCGCCATCGTGTTCGGGATCGTCTTCCTGCTGCTTGTGTCTGGCGTCGCCTATCGCGCGCTGCTGCGGCTGTTCAGGTCGTGAGGACGTAATCACTGCCGCTACGACAATGGGGATGCCCATGAGCTACGACGATTGGAAAACGCACAACCCGGACGACGACCGCTGCGAATTCTGCGGTGCGGCTCCGTGGGAATGTCGCGGAGGCTGGCAGCCGAACAACTGCACTGGCGAGTGTGGCAAGGGCTGGCGCGATCCGGACCACGAATACGAAAAGATGCGAGATGAAGCATGAGCGAACCCATCAAGCATGTGGACTATCACCACCAGTTTAGTTGGCACGTCGTCCTATATCGCCTGCGACGGGCGATCGCTCGACACTCATCCCCACTCTCATCGCCTCACTGAGCATGAACCCCCTTCAAAAATAGGAGATTTTGAGATGACCATCGAAGAATTCGAACGGGAAGTTAACCGCCACGATCTGACCTATAGCTACAGCGACGATCACAGCGTCTGGCAGCGGGGCTCGGCCCACTATGACAAGATCCGGAAGGCCGCAGATGCCTTGCCGCGCGCGGACGTGGAGCGCGTCTGGAATGCAATGGTAGACAAGCGGCTGATTGAAGAGGTGCGCCCGCAGTTCTACTGGCGCTGGCCACAGCGCTGAACCCCGGCGTCACCCTCTCCTCTCCGAGGTGAGCACCCCATGATCCGCGCCATCCCATACCTGATCACGATACTCATCATCGGGGCCGCTTTGTACGGCCTGGGCGTGATGGCGGGGCCGCGATGACCTGTCCCGATACCTTCTCCGTCGTCTGCATCTGGTCCGCATGGCTATCAGCCTGGATCGTTCCTCCAACCGTTTTCGTGATGGTGTGGTCATGACTGAAGAACTGACGCCGAAGTGCAGGCTGTGCGGGTTGGAAGATGGCGCCTGCATCTGTGCGCACCTGCCGCCGCGATCCTCCGCTGCCACTGAGTATGCCGACAAAAGCGGCCTCGTTGAGGAGCTGGACCTCTACATCAAGAACGCAGAGCGATACGAGCGCGGCGATACTGACATTCGAAGGCCCATCCCCGCCGTGACCCTGAAGGTGCTCAAGGCCGAGATAAACGCCCTAGCAAAACTTCGCGAGACCTACAGCGAACTGTTTGTCGAAAACCTGAATGTTGTGGCCAGCCGCGACTCCTTGCGTGGCCGCGTCGAAGAATTGGAAGCCAAGCTGCACGGAGGCGACAATGACGAGATGTTCTAAATGTGGAGGATCTATCGTTGCCTTATCTGATGGCGCAGCTTGCGATCAATGTGACTGGGAATCTGACCGCATTCCCGATGCTGCCCAAGGTGCAGCGGAGCCCCTGCGCACGGCCGTAGAAGCGCTTCTGCCCACCATCCGCTCCGTGGATCAGGAGACGACGGAGGCGATCGGGCGCGTGCGGGAAGCCCTCGCCGCCCAGCCGCCGGCCGCTCCGGTCGAGGAAGAAGGCGCACTCGGCTACGCTCAGCGGCTCGCGACTACCCTTTGGGACAAGCACTGGAAGGCGGGCGCTCCGGAATGGAAGCCGCTACCAGATCTGATCGGCGTTCTGACGCAGATCGACAACATGACGGCTGGGATCTCGCCCTCCTCTGCCGCGACTGGCGAAGCGTGGTGCCAGCCGATGGACAACGGCAAGCACTCGGCCCGCAAGTTCCTGCTGTATTTCGAGGACGCCGATCGAGGCATCGCGGTTTTCGACAATGAGGCGGAGGCGCGCGAGGCTTTCACGAAGGCCAACACGGCATGGAATTGCTACCTGTTCGGCGCGATGCCGCTCACCGCCACTGAACCGCAGACACTCCCGAACCGGGAGGAAATTGCGCGCATTCTTTGGGAGCGGTTCGCCCCGGTTCATCACATCGGCTGGGCTGATGAGACGCATAAGGCCGAATATCTGGCTGCGGCCGATGCCGTCCTATCACCACTCTCGCGCCCAGTGTCGGGAGGTGGTCATGGCTGAAACATCAGCTCGCCAGCTATTTAAAGCGCTTCCCGGATATCCGTTCTTCCCATGCCCGTTGTGTGTGCGGGAAGGCTTCCGCGGGATGGGTGGCTGTGACCATACCGTTCTGGAGCGGGCTCAGTCCACGCATCCTGGACTGGTTATGGTTGACCGGCAGGGCCCCTCATCATGATCTGGCTTTGGCGCCTCGCAATCCTCTACTTCGTCATCGGAATTTTCATCCGTCTTTCAGGTGGGCACTAATGCGCGTCCTTATCGGCTGCGAACAATTCGGTCATATGCGGGAAGCCTTCCGGCGCCGGGGATGGGATGCTTGGTCCTGCGATCTGGCTCCAGCTCGCGACAACAGCCTCTTCCATCTTCAATGCGACGTTCTGTCGGTTTTAGGTGACGGCTGGGATCTTGGCATCTTCCATCCCGACTGTACCTACCTGACGTGCTCGGCGGAATGGGCCTACAACGATCCGGACTTCGAGCGCTATCCCGGCGTCGGCTATCACCAAAAGGTCAAGCCAGACACATTGGTTGGTGCAGCCAGGCGAGAAGCGCGAGAGCAGGCGATTGAGTTCGTCTTCAAGCTCCGCGACGCGCCGATCCCATATAAGGCCATCGAAAACCCTGTTGGCATTCTCTCGTCCCGCTGGCGCAAGGCGGATCAGACGGTACAGCCCTATATGTTCGGCGACGACGCCAGCAAGGGCACCTGCTGGTGGCTGGAGGGCGGCTTGCCGAAGCTGGTGCCAACCAAGCGGGTAGAACCGCGCTTGGTCAATGGCCGCCCGCGCTGGGGCAATCAGACAGATGGCGGGCAAAACAAACTGCCGCCGTCTGAGGACCGCGCCATGCTGCGCGCGGAGACCTATCCCGGCCATGCTGAGGCGTGCGCTGATCAGTGGGGTTCCTTCGTCGCGACCCGCCTTGGCCCGCAATTCTCTGAAATAAGAATTGCCATGCCGTTCATGTCCAGGGCGGTCGAGAGCGACCCTGACCTGGTTTATGCTCCTGACGGCAAACCATGGCGCCAAGTGGCCTTTGAAGAAGCAGAAAAGCGAGAGCATCTGTTTCAAAAGTATCAGTCCGCACTCAAGAGCGGAGCGATTGAGAGGCCCTCCTCTGATGGAATCGCGGCGGCAATTCGCGAGACCGAGTACAAATACTTCGGCGACTACGAGTTGTCGGAAAGCCAGCGTGGCGCAGTTGATCTGCTGGTGAATGCAGCGCGCCATCTTTTAGCGGATACTCAAAATGACTGATCTTGTTATCATCTCGAAGCACCCGAAGGGCTTCTGGCAGGCCGATCTCTACCGCGATGCGTGGGATATTCCGCCACTCGAATTCGAGCAAATGGGACTTTCGCCTGACGAGTTTTTCACATTGAAGCAGGGCGAGTCCCGGATAGCGGCGGTGCACCGGGCTCGGCAAAAGTGGCCTGGAGCAAAGATCGACGGGAAGCCTATTTTTGGTAGCGCCGCGCTGTCTTCGCAGAACGGAGCTGCCCCATGAGCTACGACGATTGGAAAACGCATAATCCGGACGATGACCGCTGCGAGTTTTGCGGTGCGGCTCCGTGGGAGTGTCGTGGTGGATGGCAGCCGAACAAGTGCAGCGGGGAGTGCGGTACTGGATGGCGCGATCCCGACCACGAATACGAAAAAATGAGGGATGAGGCATGACTGATTGGCGCAAACTTACTGATCGTGAAGTGGTGGACGCAATGCAGGCCGACACGCCTGTCAACCGAGTCCGGCGCATCTTCAGCGGCGAAGCTGCGAGACTTGAGCAGGCCGGCATGCAGCGATCCCCTCCGGGTCCAGTCGAATATAGGCGGATGGAATTTGAAGCGGCCGAGAAGTTGATTGAGGCCATGCATCCGCACACTCCCCAGGACACCATCCATGATTAGGCCAACCCGCAAGCAGATCGAGGCCGCTGTCAAGGTGCTGAACGATGAAGGATTCAACATCTGCCTTCCTTGGGAAGGCGATTTGGATGATGTCGAGCGCGCCAGATATGAGGCGGTGAAAGGCGCGATTGCGGCGGCTATCAATGTTGCTGTGAAAGGAGCGTGAGATGGTGGCTTTTTCGACCATCAAGCCTGGTGACGTGCTTTGGGATTGCCATCGCGAGAAGATGGGCAACACCAAGATGACGCGCATGGGGACGTGGCGCGTCGTCGTGTACGAGGTCGATCAGGAGACGCGAAGCGCCATGGTCTCCTGGAACGGCAATCCGCGCAAGATTTGGGGCGAGCGCAAGCTGAAGGCGCTGCGGCGGTCGAAGCCCGGCAGTCGCCCTCCTGTGGGAGGAGCGCGTGAGTGATCTTGTCAGCGAGACGATGCGGCAAATCGCAACCGCGCCGATTTGTGAGCCTGTAGGCGACCAAAGAGTCGAGCGATGCCCGTGGGCGAGGACTGGCTGGGCTGTCGTCGAGAATGACGGTTGTTGCACATGCCGCCCGGCGCCCCCTCCGGCTCACCACGAAGCACCTGAAACGAAAGGGGCAAGTCAGTCATGAATCGTCTGCTCACACTGGCTCAGGCGGCGGCCGAGCTGGGTGTGTCAAAGCGCTGGTTTCAGTATTGGCTTGCCCAAAACCCAGTGGATAGCGCAGGAATTCCGTTTTACGTTCCGATCGGTCGGAACAAGCGTTTCGACCAAGCCGATATCGGCCGGATCAAATCATCCATTCGTGAGGGGGAACGATGCCGCTTAAACTCTATCGGCGCAACGGGATCTACCATTATCGCGGAACAGTTGGCCCAGCTGGCAAGCGCAAGCGTCTTCGGGGTTCGTGCCAAACCACGAACCAAGACATCGCAGCGCGTCAGATTGCGGAGCTTGAAGCCGGATACTGGAAAGGTCATTTCGATGGACCAGCAGCGATCCTGACATTCGCCCATGCCTGCGAGCTTTATCGCGCCGCCGGCAAGGCAGACCGCTTCCTCGATCCGATTGCGAAGTTTCTCGGTAACACCCTGGTCAAGGACTTGTCCGAAGGCTCGATCCAGATGATGGCGAAGAAGCTGTATCCGGACTACAGCGGAGCGAGCCTCAACCGCGCCGTGATCGTGCCGACGCAGGCTGTGATTAATCACGCAGCCAAGGCGAAACTCTGCTCGCCGATCAAGGTGACGTGGTACAAGGAAGAGACGAAAATCAAAGAGCCGGTCACACTCGAATGGATCGAGGAATTCCGGAAAGAGGCGTCCCCTCACCTCGGCGCCATGGCCCTGTTCATGTACCTGACCGGCGCGCGACCTAGCGAGGCAATTGCTGTGCAGTGGTCCGACATCGACCTGACCGACCGAACGGTCCGGATTCGCCAGACCAAGACCAGTGCGGAGCGGGTCTCTCACCTTCCGATGCCGCTTGTCGTCGCGCTCGCCAATCTGCCGAAGGTCCCCAAGCGGGGCGTGTTTGTCTACCAGCGCAGGCCCGACGCCTGGAACGCTTGGCAGGGCGCCATCGGCCGCGCCGGCATCAAGCCGCTGACCATGCATTCCTGCCGCCACGGCTTCGCTACAGGGCTTCTCCGGCGCGGGGTGGACGTTGTGACCGTCGCTTGGTTGGGCGGCTGGGCGAGCCCCGCACAGGTTCTACAGACCTATGGGCACGCCACGAAGAACCCGCGGCTGACAGAGTTGCTCATTGGCACTGAACTGACACACATCCTCAACGACGAGGCGAAAAACAAAGACGCTGCAAAGGCTTCCTGAGATAGGGCTTCTCCTGCTCCAGGAAGATACTCCGGAACTGACGACGCAAAATTCCTCTTCAAATCAAAGGACTAAGACATGACCGAAGTAACCGAAGGTGCACCGGAAGGCATGAACGACTCGGGAACATGCACGCCGGTTGACCCAAAACTGACACAGCCACGTTCTTGGCCCGTTCTCCGCGCCTCGATGATCAAGCGGCGCGAGATCGAAGGAGCCGAGAGCCCCAAAGGCCGCGCCCTCTCCAACCTGATTGAGATGGGCGACAACGCCGAGACCTATGTTCGCCCGAGTTGGGCTACCGATCGCCGCCAAGCGCTGCCCTACTTCATGGAGCGCGAGGCCGCACGTCTTGGTGGGATGTGAGGAGCGAGGATGCCATGCAGGGCCTTAGATTTTTTCAGCGGACAAACGACAAGCATTGGCGGAATCTGGCGTCGTACCACGACCCCAACTCCATCACCTGGTCGTGGATTTTGTCATTCGGCACGAGGAAGCCTGACGAGCCGTGGGTTTGGTACTTCTTCCACTCTAGTAGGCGCCGCTGGGATCTGTGTCTGCTGAGCTTCCGGCTGTGCTGGCAGACGCAAAGCAAGATGCCGTATCGCCGTTCCACGCCCTGACGAGGAGAGTGCGAGACCCCACCCTGTAACAATACGTGATTACGAAATAGTTGCGTATACGCAAATTATGCGTATAGTAATCTCCATCAACCACGGAGAACGTAAATGACCAAGCTGACCCTCGGAACCGCCCAGATGACCATCCGCTCGAACGGTTCGGTTTTCCTTCGCTATATGAACGTCGGCTCGTTCCTGGTTGGCGAGCGGGCTTGCTTCGATGAAGCCGAGGCTCGCGAGTTCTGCCGTAGCCGCGGCATCCGGGTTCTTTGATGACCCCAGCCCAATACAAAGCTGCCATCAAGGCGCTGGGGCTGTCTCAGGAGCGTGCCGGGAATTGGCTAGGTGTCTCTCTCCGCACCAGCCAGAACTACGCCGCTAAGGGGCCTCCAGAGCCCGTCGCCAAGCTTCTACGCCTTTGCATCAAGCTCAAGCTTAATCCTGAGGACGTAAAATGAACGAGACCCGCATCATCCCCTGCGAAGCCTGTGGCGGCGACGGCGGCTTTACGGAGCCCGTCAGCATGAGCCCGTTCAGTGGCCGAATCCGTGAGCAGGTTTTCGAGTGCCACGCCTGCGGCGGGACCGGCGAAGTCGAGGTCGAACTTCAAGAGATCGAGATGGAGGATCTGACGATGCGTGAAGAGATCATCGAAGAATGCGCCAAGGTCGTGGAACCGAAGGGGCCTCGGCCTTGCGATTGTGAGCGCTGCGACTGCGGCAATCACGGGGATATGGCGGCGGTTGCTGCTTGGGACGCAGATGCGGCTAACGCCAGGGCCATTAGGGCGCTGTGCGCCGAAGCCAAGGATTATGACGCCATGCTCACCACCGGCGTTATCCCGGAATCGCTCCGACATCGATTCAAGTCGGCATAGGGTTCGGCGGTGAGGCGGGGTCACTGCCTGACACAAATAGGAGAATGAAATGAACGCATCTGCACCATGCCCCAAGGATTCCGCGATCATGCAGACCTGGGAGATGTACAAACTATCTGAGGAATACAGGAACAGCCGTAGTTGGGCCACGCGATTTATTCCCGACGACGACCCGGCCGAGCTGGAGCGCATCCGAGCCAACGGCTCAAACCCGTGGACCAAAGAAATGAAGATACAAGCCGTCGAGGGATCGCTGTGGGCGGCATTCCTGCATGGGTGGCTGGAGGCCGGCGGTGCCGATCCTCACAAGCCGCTTCCGACCTTGGAGGAACTCGAACACCTGATCAATAGCGTGGACGATATCCCGATCGAGATCATGCCGAATGGCAGTATCCGCAGGATCTAGGGGTACGGCGCTCTGGCAAGGGGAACGATGATGATGATCGACGGAAAGACTGAACTAGAGTTTAGCGATTGGCAGCGCACGCCTTGGTGGCTGTTTTGGCGGCCAACATGGCGCCGATATCACTGGCGCTGGACGGTCGATTGGCGGGGCTGCGAATGCGTCTACGCTTGGCAGTACGCGCCGAGTGGCTTTCATCCGGCCGACCCGATCTGACGAGGAGAGTGCTGAACCCATGAGCGACATCGTTGAACGACTGCGGAACTTCCGTCGTGGAGAAGCCCCTCAGATCATGTTTGAGGCTGCCGACGAGATCGAGAGGCAGTTTGATAAAGTCACAAAATACGAAGCCGCACTGCGCAATATCGCCAACAAGTGCCCGGCCACATGCGACATGACCTTAGCCCATGAGATGGCGCAAGAGGCTGAAGGTGCACTTAGAGGAGAATGAGTATGCCTCCAGAACATTATCAACAACTGCCAAAAGGCGTTCGGTGCAGGTGCCTCAGACTATGGTGCGAGGCTGATGGAACTTACTGGTGCTGCAACATAAGGGCTCGGGAAAATGAGCAACGAACAGATCTATTACGACCGCCTGAAACGCATCGCCAAGGGGTCCCAGAAGACGAGCCAGCTTCGTCGCAATAGCGAACGCGGCTTCGGACTGGATTATATCGAAGCGCTGGAGATGGCCTACGAGAACCTGCAAGAAGCGGCGGCAAGCGCTATCCGCGGCAAGCGCAGGCCGAAGCAATAGGGGTTACTCGGTGAGGCGGGGGAAGTCATGAAGCGGCAGTTTGACATTGCAGAACTGGTGAGACCGGACGGTGTGGTTCCGGTCGATATCGAAACTACGGCCGGGTTGGTCAGGGAGGTGCTGAGGCTCCGCAAGGGCATCCAAGACTTTCTGGATGGCAACTACCCCCACCCGCGCAGCTACCGGGCACAAGGCCCACAGACCAAATGCCCTCACGGCCATTACTACTACGAGGACTGCAATAGCTGCGATACGGAGCACTTCTCGCGCCTGCTCGGCGAGACGTACACACTTCGGCAAGGCAACCAAGGGAGCGCATAATGGACGATCTATTTCAGCTCGACCGAGCGCTGACGCCAGCGGAGCGCCGCCGGCTGAATACGAAGCCGAAGGTGAAGAAGACCGGCCACGCTTGGCGCCCTGGTACGGGGCCGCAGGGCGAGACCTGCAAAACCTGCAAGCATCTGGTCCGCAAGCAAATGTCCAAGGTCTACTTGAAGTGCGGTCTAATGCGAGCGCACTGGACTGGCGGCGGTGGGACCGATGTTCGCGCGGGCGATCCAGCTTGCCGCGAGTGGGCTTCAGAGCATTCGAATGGCAAGTGAGGACGACATGACGGGGATAGAGCGAGAGATTGCGGCCGGGATCACATGGTTCTTGTTCTTTGTGCTGCCGGTCCTGATCTTCTTTTGGCGTGGCGCGTAATAACTTCTGACCGAACATTGAGGATAGGAAAATGATCTATTTCGCTCGCGGCTTTGGTAGCCCGCTTGACGACCTCGCTCCTGAAGTTGCGTCCTGCTTTGGTCTGGTCCTGAATCCGATGCGTGGAAGAATGGAGGAGCAGCGCCTGGTTGCCGTCTCCGAAATTAAGCCCGAGCTAGAAAACCTGCTCACCGGCGAGCGCGTTGATGGCTATCAGGACGACAACTGGAGCAAATGCTTCCGTTCCGGCGGACCACTAGAGTGGTTCAACCCACCCACGTTTCCAGATCGCGCGGACGATTGGGGGCACGGTATCATTGAGTTGCGGCGCGACGGATGGCGCCGGGTGGCATAATTGGTGCTGAGCAGTCACGGAGCCGGTCCATGAGCGAACACGACATAATGGTCCTGAAGATGATGTGCGGAACGATCATCTCCGGAATCAGCATGGTATTCTTTGCCTACGGCGCCGGCCTCATTTATCGAAGCTGGGGCTGGTGGCACTTATAAGCGAACACGGAGAACTCCCATGGCTATGATCGCCTACAAGGACGATGACGGCGCAGACGTGATCATAAAGAACCCGTCAGACGAAGACATGGAAAAGATGTGGGGATGCATCGCAAGGCGCATCGCGCCGGAAGTTGCCAGTTCCTTGGCAAAAGACCCTGAGTTCTTGAAGGGGTTCCGGCCGTTCATAACGGCCTAGCGATGCTGGGCAAGGAGCATTGAAGTGAGCATTCTTCTTTACCGGGACCGGGATGGCCGCGACGTCGTGATCAAGAACCCGACTATGGCGGATTGGTCCGAATGTTTCCGGATCATCAGCGAACGCTTGAAAGGCGATATCGATCGTGAGTTTGCGCGAGATATGCGTGGGAGCCTCCTCTTGGAGGCCATCGCTGGGCAAGGAGGGAAAGGCCATGGTTGAGCGCCGTATATCTTCGGAGCAATTTGCCATCTTGCGACGCGAGATGGTTGAGATGGAAGCCGAGGGCCATGGCCCCGAGGCTTGCGTCATCGGCGCGTGTAATGCGGCTGGAATCACGCCACCTCGCCCGTTCGAACCTGTCGAGATCGTGGTCGTTACTGGCCCACCTCCCCGTTCCCCCTGAGGAATTGAAAGAGACGGACGAATGAGTATCATTGGAACTGTGGGCACGTGCCTCTTTTGTGGTGGTCCTTTCAAATTCCGGATCACAAAGCAACGGACGTGCTCAAAGCGTTGCTCGACTGAGCTGACGCGGAAAGAAAAGCGCGAACTTCTGCCACCGCGCCTAAAGAATGGATATCCATCGCCGATCAGAATCGACGGCGATGTTGCATACGTTTATCTAAGGGAGGGGGTTGAGGCTGCCATCGATATCGCTGACATACCCTTGGTAGAGGGGCGTAGGTGGCGCTTGCTGGCCGGCAAGCACGGCCACTCCTATGCGATCGCCGGGTATACAATCAACGGCGATTTCACGACGATGCATCGTTGTTTGCTCGGAACACCTGATGATAAATTCGTGGATCATAAAGATGGAAACGGACTGAACAACCGACGAAGCAACATCCGCAACTGCACGCCAGCCCAGAATAACGCCAATAGAATGGCGGCTCGCCTTGGCGTGATGGGCGCCTCTTTGGATAAAAGAAATGGTCGGTACAGATCGGCGATTGGCCACAATGGACGCACCATCAGGCTAGGCTCATATGCTACCAAAGAAGAGGCGGCAGCCGCATACCAAGGGGCCTCGCGCGCCCTTAAGGGCGAGTTTAGTCCATGGGGCATAGATGATGGGCAAGATCAGGATAATCAGACACACACCTGAGGGAATTCCTGACACTGGTAGCTTTGAAGTCCGATTCCCGAACGGCGAGCCGAGCGTCTGGTTCTACTGGGACGATATCCCATCCCGCCGTCTACGCCCCGAGCAGGTCGACCAGGAGACCGCCAAGAAGCAGGCGCAGGAGTTCGCGAGGACGCAGGCTCAATAGCTCCCGATCGTCCCGCTCCCGCCATGCGTTCCTGAGTTCGCATGCGGGTTGCGCAGGTTGATCGTGGTCCCTGCCGAGGCGTTATAGTCGAGATAGGCCGGGTTGCCAGAAGCGAAGTTCGGCTTGCAGCGGTCGCACCACATGGTTGCCGTGTTGTCCGTCTGGAAGGCTGTAGTTCCGACGCCGTCGCCAAGGTCACTGGAGTACGTGCCTGCGAACAGCGATTTCGAGGTGTTGACGTGGCGAACCGAGCCGCCCCGATTGTTCGGATAGTAGCCTGCCAGGTCGATCCCGATGCAGCCCTCGTGGCCCGTGTGGCCGTTGTTCGAGGTCGAGGCCAGCCGGCCGTTGTCCGTACCCGAGCAGTTCACAGTCAGCCACTGAAGCCCGTTCGCTTGGGCATCGTGGAAATTGATCCCATCGCTCGCATTGGCCGATCCCTCGCAGCCATAGAGATAGGCCAGCCCCTTCATGCTCTCGATGCCGAAGCCGCGAGAGCCAGTATTGACCACGCCGCCGGCATATTTGGCAGAGCAGTTCTTGGCGACGAAGACGCGCTTAAGGGCCGACGATGCAGTCAGACGATAGTCGAACGTCGCAGCCGAATTGCCGCCTTCCGCGTCTATGTTCTCCAGGTAGACGTTCACAGCGGTCGTGAACGAGAACAGTGTCACGCCGGAACGATAGAGCCTGGTGTTGGTCGGTGTCGGAACAGCCCCATCAACCCGGCGGATGTAGATCTTGCTCGCGTCAGTTGCCCACAGGTCCGCCGTCGTCGGCGTCGTCGCGTTCAGCGTCGTCGGATCGGCGAGTTTCGTGAAGTCCTTGTTGGTCTGGACGCCATAGGTGGAGAATCCGGTCTGGACGAGACGATTGCAAAGCCGGTCGATGCTGGTCAGCGCGAGCGAATAGCAGTTGGTGAAGGTGCCATCGAGCGTGAAGGTGCCGAAGCTGTCGAAGGTGCCAGTCGTCACCCGGCCACCGGTCGCGACGAAGGCGATGTCAATGGTTGGAACCGTTCCAACAGGGCCGATCGCGCGGACGTATTCGCCGGATGCGATGTTGACCTTGGCCGTGCTCTGGCCGGACGCATTGGCGAGCTGAATAGCTTTTGTGATCGATGCGAGAGGAGCCCCCGTGGACAGCCCGTTATTGCTGTCGCTAGGCGTCGGAGAACTCCCTGGAGCTCCAACGAAGTACGTGACACCCGGATTTGCTCGAGCTGCGGACTGCCCATCGAACAGCGCTTCGGGCGTAATGCCGGCGTCGCCCGTTGCCAAGGATAGGCCGCCAGGGTCTGAGATGCGCGGACTGATCGGCCATGATGCGGTATCGAAGCCAAGAGCCGGAGGGATGTAGACGGAGCCATTTCTTCCAATGGAGCCGAGGTGCCCCGTGCCCCTACCCATGCTCCCCAACCGTCCAAAGCTCATGGTATCTCCAAATGCAAAAAGCTCCCGCGCGCCGCAGCGCCGAGAGCGTGATAGGTGGTTGTGGGTTTAGAGTTTGATGATCTTCAGGCCGATATAGCGGGCAAGAAGGTATTCAATGCGAGCGCCGCCGCTGCGCCACCAGCCGGGCAGGAGCGCGATGGCCTCCGCCTCAAGGCACAGATACGGCAGCAGGTAGGCCATGATCTTGTTGAGCGGCGTTCCTTCGAGGTTCGCGGCTGCCGGGTTGAAGACGTGGTGACCCTGCTTGCGCAAGTCGTCAGCAGCGCGCGCGAACACCTCGAAGTAGTTCGGGCGGCCACTGATCTTGCCAGCGAGATAGACCCTCATCGTGAAGCTGCCCACAAGCCCAAATTCGAGAAGCTATAGCCCATGAAAACCGCTGCCATTGCAGCATTTCCGGTGCGCCACAAATCAATTGCGATCATGGCGTAAATTACCATGACGACGAGAATCAACCAAGGCGCCATCACTCTTCTCTAAACCTCGTTCTTGCGCCGCCCGTCGCGCGCGGGTCGCGAAATGTCTGGATGAAGATGCGGCCTTTGTCGTCTACCTTGAAGTTCATGCGATGAACTAAGGAGCAGTCGCAGCATTGCTCTTTGTAGCCGCGCTTGGGGACTCTGATCCATTCTCCGTCCGTCACGTGGTAGTATTCTGATTTGTTGCTCACACCTTCATCCCCGAGAACCAGCCGCCGCAGTCCTGGCACTGGAAGCGATAATATTTGCTGCTCTGCTTAACGTGCACGCCTCGGCGCTGGATGTGCTCGCTGCCGCAGGTAGGGCAGCCAGCGCGATCCTGGTACGCCTTGTAGAGATTGAGATTTGGGTGGTTCGGTGCCCACGACCTCAGCCGTTCATAGGCGTTCGCCAGAAGGGCTGTGTCCTGCTTGCCATAGCGGCGCATCGTCCGCCATGACACCTCGTCGCCCTCGACACAGCCGCGCCAGAGCGCTGCTCCCGTATTGGGAATTTTGCGCCCTTCCCCGAGGTATCGACCGATATTGTCGAGCTTGTTGCTGTCGAACTTGAAGACACGCCGAGCGATCTTCAGCGTGTCGATCGTCTTGTATGGGCTTGGCGGTCTGAAGCCGTTGACGATGAGCCGGCTGTTGATCTTCTTGACGTCGAACGCGTCGCCGTTGTGGGCGCACACAATGTCCGCCTCATCCAGGAGAGAATGAAGAGAGCGGCAAAGATCCTTATCGTCGTATTTATGGCGCTTGTAGCGAGGAAAATCAGGAAGACACACCGTCTTGACCTGCCTTTCGTGCGACCACCGGTATGAGAACATGAGGATGAACGTGTCACGTTCAACCCAAACCGCGGAGGCTTCTGGACTCCTCATCGACCAAGACGTCATGAGGATGGGTGCGGTTTCGATATCCAGAAATAGGAGTTTGGCTCCCAATCAAGCCCCCTTCGCTGGCGTACCGAGTACGCATTTCCATCGCGCGAGCCTCTGGTTTGGATGATCCTTCATCCACTCCGCAAGCTGCGGAGCGCCCATCAGGCAGGATGTTAGGGAGATGTCGGCAAAGTCCGACGTGGTGACGGTTTGCTCTTGGCAGTCGGCCGGAACGGACAGGCTGCACAGCACGGCGATGATCTGGATCAATGTTTCACCCAGTGATCAAAGGCGAACTTGATGCCCTCCCAGAGGAAGAAGAGAACGCCCGAGGCGATCGAGCCGCCGAGCCAGATGTAAGCGGCAACCCTCCCCTTAAATTGCTTCAAATCCTCAACGTCCTCGTCCATCGTCTTATGGCCGTCGTTGAGGTTCTTAAGTTGGTTCTCAATCGCGCCAAGGCGCTCGTAAACATCGAGAAGAATCGTCGTATCGGTCTTGTCTGCCACCAGCCAGTCCCTAGAGTTTCCATTAAGAAGTTCCTGCTAGGTGGAATCCCAGCCGGTGTGCGGTTAGCGCCGCACGTCGGTCAGGCTCAGCCTGTCGTTAGCGCGACAGGTTGGGCCGCCTCTCTTTGATCAGTGAAGAAGTTTGATCTTCCAGCCACTGAACCAGCGCTTCTTCACGACCTGATTTGCGGTCGGGCTGCACGGACATGGCTCAGAGTGCTTGACGACCTTTGCAGCCTTAGGAGCAACTGACTTCGGTTGCTGCATCGTGGCGCAGCCTCCGAGCAACAGAACGACCGCCGCCGCGGCAAGCAATTTCATCTCGATCTCCAAATTCTTGCAATTTTTTCGAGGGAACGCGAACCAAACCAGAAACATAGGATGGTGCTGAAGGCGTCAGACATCACGCCCTTAAGCGGATAGGTGACCCCGAGGTGAAGAACGGTGTCCCAAACGACAACCTTCCCCACGTAGATCGCCATCGCCCAGCAAACGATTGCGCGAGGCGCCGCTGTCCACCAACGACCCTCCTCTGCCTGTGTCTGCTTGGCGTTGATCTCGCGTTCTTTTGCCTGGAGCTCTAGATCCTTGGCGGCGAGGTCGGCCGCGACCTTATCGCTGGCGTTGTCGGCATCGAGCTTCGCCTTGTAGGCATCCACGAGCTTGGAGAGCAGAGGCCCGCTCAGGAACGAGGCCAGCCAGGACCACATTACTTTTTGACCGCTTTCAGGATGGCCTCGGCCTTGTCCTTCAGCGCGCCGGCATAATCTTCCGCGCCTTTATACCAGCGGGTGATGGGTTCACGGCCAAACCAGACGGCAGCGCCGCCCGCAACGAACCAAACGATATCGATCATCGCGAACATCAGAAAATTCCTTTCCAGATTGACGTGAAGAACAGCTTCAGCTTGTCGAGGAGGCTCGGCTTCGGCAGACCTTCGGCAACACCTTCAAGACAGAGTTGCTTTTCACCCTTGCGGCCATCGCCACCGCGGCGCGCGACGAGCCCCCGCCTCACTTGACCGTCAGAGCGGACGTACCAGCCCGCGAAGGCGTTGCAGGCCCCGGTGAGGTCGCCAGCATTGAACTTCTTGACCATGGGAGAGGCACAGACGGCGCCCGAACCGGCGTTGTAGGCAGCGTCCAGAAGCGCGGCCATCGACTTGACCGGAATCTCGCGCTTGACGCACTTCTGAAGCGGCGCGAGGTATTTCGGCAGGCTCTGGGCCAGCAGCTCGTTGCACTGAGCAGGCGTGAACTTCTGGCCGACCTTGACCTTGCCGAACTCGTCAGTTTGGCCAATGCAGTACGTGATTGGGTGTCCGGTCCCGATCATGTCCCGCTTGGCGGTCAGGTCCATGCCTTCCCAGCCGGGGGTAAAGGCGATCGCTGCGGCAATGACGGCAGCGCTGCCGCCCGCTACTTTGTGGGAGGTTTTCATCTCTGGGTGCTCGGTTGCGGGTTACAGGTTGCGCACCCGTCAGGGGCTTGCGCGGGTCAATTGTGACAGCGTAGGGTGAGCCGGTCCGCCGGTGGCTTGAAATCCGCTGGTGGGCTCAAAGGCGGCAGAGGTAACCGGCATATGCCGGGTGGCTCCGGAAATAACCGTTAGTAGCAACGCTGGGTCGCTCCCGGCGTGGCGGGAATACTGGGGGTCAGCACCTCTGCTGCTGAATTTCAACCACCCGGCACCCCAAGCCGTCATGCAGAGAATGACGCCAAATGGACGAACGGCACGTTAGAATCGAGTTCGACGCGAACGGCGTCGTGACCAGCATCAAGCCCGCGCAGCCCGAAAAGCCTGAACCTTCGGAGCAGAAGCGCCCGGAGGCCCCGAAGTCCGACGACTAACACCCTTGGGTTGCCCGGTTGGGGTGCGGGTGGTAACAATCCGGCCCATGCACGGGAGAGTCTGTGGTGCGGATACTGGGGAACGAACGCCTTCTATGGTTCGCAGCAATGGCGGCGGTGCTCGCCTGCATTGTCATGCTCGCAAGACAACCGGGCCATCACATCGGATCTGCACTCGAAGTTTTCCGGGGGCAGTGTAAGGGCGATGAAGAATGCGCTCAGAAGCTAGAAGCACAGCGCAAGGACAGCTTGGACAAATCTATTGAGTACATGGCCAAGCAAGCTATCGCCCGGCAGGATGCGTTGCGCGGTCAACAGCCCAAATAATCAATAATGCTCAACCACGACAATGATGCCCGCCGCGCCACCGCCGCCGGCAACGCCATCTGAGCTGGCGATATCGACACCAGCAGCACCCGCGCCCCCCGTACCCACCGTGTAAGTGTAGGTCGCGGATGGAGAGGAGATGATGCCCTTCACCATGCCGCCGCTCGACCCGCCAAAGCCGCCGCTGCCAGCAATGGTGCCGTTGGATGAGCCGCCGCCACCGCCGCCAGCGCCGCTATTTGCTGTAGCCGAGCCGCCCGTGCTGGTTGAGCCTGCACCACCGCCACCGACCAAGCTTCCGCCCGTGCCTCCTGCGCCATTCGATGCCGAACTAGAGGCGAAAGGTGCGCCGCCCGGCTGCCCGGCCATGTTCCAATAGCCACCGCTCGCTGTACCCCCTGCGCCGGGTGCAATTTGGCTGCTTCCGGAGCCGCCGCCGGCATTGAACGAGCCAAAAGCGGAGGCATTCCCCGCGGTGCTGGCTG